AGGGAGTAGGGAGCAAGCTAAAGGCTCTCGAAGCGCATGGCCCCTCTATTGAGGGTGATGATATAGTCTGGTCTGTATGGAAACATGCAGCAGTCCTGCGGGACGGGGTAGGTCTTGCGAGCCTACTTGAACACAACGAAAGATGGGCAAGAGTGAGATTGTTAACGCACTCGGCGCTCATTTTATTAAAGAGCATGACGCAAAGGTTTTCATGGCTAAACCAGAGGAAGAGAACAAGAAAACCTATAAGCTCATGGCAGGTAAGATTGTTGGAAAGAAGTTCCACGATCCAGAGGTAGACTTCGATGAAGAAGCATACGAGGCAGCCGGAGAGGTTTTGAAAAACCACCTGTCTATGGTGGACCTATATCAACATATTGGTTGGGAGTCCTTGAAAGATGACATTCTAGCTGCTATTGTCTGGGGGGCTAAGGTGATTATGATTGACCCAATCACCAATCTCACCACAGGCATGTCCCCAGGTGATGCCAACGTTAAGCTTGAGCAGATTGCTGAAGAACTATCCATCATTGCTAAAGACCACCAAGTTGTTGTATTCATCTTCTGTCACTTGAAGAGTCCTGAAGGCGGCATGTCTAAGGAAGCTAGGCAGAAGGCTTATAGGGACAACAGGTACATTGGTCTTGGCAATTGCCCACACGAGTATGGGGGTGATGTATATAGTAGTCAGTTCACTGGCTCCCGTGCGATGATGAGAAAATGTAATATGATGATTGGGATTGAGGGGAATAAAGATCCTGAACTACCAGAAGACATTAGAGCTGTCAGGCATTTGAAAGTGCTTGAAGACAGAGAGTTTGGTGTGTCAGGTATTTTCCCAATCAGTTGGAACCCAACTACAACGTTGTTTAAGGAAGTGGGCAATGCGTAATAAGATTGTTGAAGAACACTATCGGGATAGCTACGACAAGTTCGTAAGCATTGCTCGTAATCGTCTAAGTGGTAATCACCACCTAGCCGAAGAGGCAGTTCAAGAGGCTTATACACGAGCCATTAAGTATTGGGATACTTTTGAGGGAGGTGATAAGCCCTTCGGGAATTGGATTATGTCCATCCTGAACAATGTAATTAGTGACATCCGTGTTCAAGAACTTCATCGTGGGGTTGTCGTTGAGGCAGAACACCTTGAGAATATGTCAGAGGATGAGATTGTTGGTCTTGAACATTCAGCAATGAATGACCAACTTATGCGTCTTGCAGAACGAGAGATTGAGCGGGAGACTTCCCCCGCAAAACGTGAAGTGCTCAATCTGCATTTTAAAAATCAACTAACCCCTAAGGAAATCGAAGAGCTTAGTTCCTTTGGGATGAAGAAGCACGCAATCCAGAAAGCTATCCAGCGATTTCGTGACGGGATTGTTGCTATCCACGGGGCTAATAGTTCCGGCAAGTCCAGTTCTAATCTTGGCAATAACAGCTTGGCTTTGGGAGTATAAGTAATGTACGGTGAACAGTCCTACCTTGGTATGTGTGACAAAATTCTCACAGAGGGCTTCTATCGTAAGCCCGAAGGAGAAGAGGGCCGTTTTGAGCTGTTTGCACAAACGCTAAAGTTTGACCTGAGTAATAATAAACTGCCGTTGTTCACAACTAAGTCCACTTGGTTTAAGGGGGCTGCTATGGAGATGCTTTGGTTCATCTCTGGCTCCACGAACATCAAGTTCCTGAAGGACAATGGGGTTAAGATTTGGGACATTTGGGCAAACGAAGAAGGTGAAGTTGGCCCCCTGTATGGGTATCAATGGCGTAATTGGCGGGTTGATCCCAGTATGCAGGATCACTACGGAATGAAGATTGACCAGCTTCAGAACACCATCAATACCCTTCGTGATCGACCTGAAGCCCGAAGCCACATGGTTACTGCTTGGCGTCCCGACCACATGGAAGCTATGTCCATCAAGCCTTGCCACATCCTGCTTCAATTCTACCGTGTTGGTGATGAGTTGAGTTTGGCAATGTTCCAACGTAGTTGTGATGTGTTCTTGGGGGTGCCCTTTAACATTGCACAATACTCGTTGCTTACTCATATGGTTGCACACCTGATTGGGTGTAAGGCAAAAGAGTTCACTTGGTTTGGTGGGGATGTTCACATCTACGAAAACCACGTTGACCAAGTTGTGCAACAGCTCTCTCGTGAGGTGAAAGACTTTCCCACAATTCGATTTGCTCGAAATGTTGGCAGCATTGATGACTTCAAATATGAGGACTTCATTGTCGAAAACTATGAACACCACTCCCCACTCAAAGGGGATGTGAGTGCTCAAGGTAAGCCTGGGAAAAGCATTAAGCTGTGAGAGGGGGGCCACTGCCTCCGACTGTGGCGGGGTGCTAGTGGCCCAACTGGGAGAAGATTATGAAGCCCTATGTATTCGACTTGGAAGGGGATGGACTCTACTGCACTAAGATCCACTGCGTATCCGTCAATGACGGCAAGTCTGTAAAATCAACTACAGACTACGCACGGATGGGAAAATTCTTCTCTAATGCAAAACTTCTTATAGGACATAACATCGCACGCTTTGACGTCCCCACAGTTGAGCGTATCCTAGGCATCAAGGTTGAGGCAAAGCTTGTTGACACTTTGGCCCTCTCTTGGTATTTGTTTCCAGAACGTGTTCGTCACGGGTTGGAGTCTTGGGGAGAGGACTTTGGAGTTCCTAAACCAGAGATTGATGATTGGGAAAACCTATCCCCAGAAGAATACATCAATCGCTGTGAGGAAGATACAAAGATCAACTGGCTTCTGTGGAAGAAGTGCCACTCTTACCTGTTGAAGCTCTATGGAAATGAAGAGGGGGTGTGGAGACTTATTGACTACCTGATGTTCAAGTTGGATTGTGCAAGAGAACAGGAGAGAAGCCGTTGGAAGTTGGATGTTGAGTTTGCCCAAAAGAACTTGGATGAGCTTACAAAGGAACATGACACCCTTTACCAAAAGCTCTCAGAAGGTATGCCTAAGGTTGAGAAGTTTGCTGTCAGGAAAAAGCCCAGTAAGCCTTTCAAGAAAGATGGCACCCCGTCTGTGGCTGGAGCCAAATGGAACAATCTACTCCGCAAGCATGGTTTGCCTGCAAACTACAATGGGGAGGTTAAAGAGGTTGTAGCTCTGGAAGATCCAAACCCAGGCAGTAGCGTACAAATCAAGGATTGGCTCTACTCTCTTGGCTGGGTTCCCAAGACATTCAAGTATAAGCGGGATAAGGATACGAATGACATATCTAAAATTCCGCAAGTACGAGTTGAAGAGGATGGGGAAAAGAGGCTTTGTGACAGCGTTGTTAAACTCATCCCTAAGGCTCCCGCACTTGAACACCTCCGCTCAATCACTGTCCTATCCCATAGGATTGGTATTCTATCTGGCTTTCTAAAAGAGCGTGAGGGAGATTGGGTGAAGGCTGAGATTCAGGGGCTAACCAACACCTTGCGTTTCAAGCACAAGACAGTTGTAAATCTGCCTGGAGTGAATAAGCCATACGGGAAGATCATTCGAGGAAGTCTAACTGCCCCAGAGGGATATGAACTATGCGGCAGCGATATGTCTTCACTCGAAGATAGAACCAAGCAGCATTACATGTGGGAGTATGACCCAGAGTATGTCAAGGAAATGAATACAGAGGGGTTTGATCCCCACCTTGACATCGCTCTCACATCTGGTATGATGACTCAAGTTCAAGTGGACGCATACAAAAATGGAGATAAGAGCTTTCAGCCGATACGCCATGCGGCGAAGCAAGTTAACTATAGCTGTACTTATGGTGTTACTCCTGCTGGCCTCGTTCGTAATACAGGAATGTCGTTGAAGGAAGCAGAAACTCTTCACAAAGCATACTGGAAACGTAACTGGTCCTTGAAGGCCATTGCACAGAGTTGTAAGACTAAGGTGGTTAATGGTCAGATGTGGTTGTACAATCCTGTCTCTAAGCTGTGGTATACGCTACGACATGAGAAGGATAGGTTTTCCACACTCAACCAAGGTACTGGCACATACTGTTTCGATATGTGGGTGAAGAAGATTAGGAGTAAGAGGCCACAACTAACCGCACAGTTCCATGACGAAATTGTTCTGTGCGTTAAGAAAGGTAATAGGGACAAGGCCACAAAACTTCTCAAGTGGGCTATCCAAGAGGTTAACAAAGAGCTTAAGCTCAATAGGGACTTGGACGTTGATGTCCAGTTTGGAGGTACTTATGCAGAAATCCACTAAGGTTGTGGAGATAAGGTTGGAGGATGGTACAGTTAGTTATAGGCAGGGTTATGATACTTTCAAGTTGGAATGCCCTGCCATAGCAGCACATCTTGATGAGCATGGATACTTTGACCCAGGGGGAGGACTCAAGCACTGCTACTATCTGTTTAATGCTGGGTTAGACTCTCATTATCAAAAACTCAAGATTCAGCCTATGGAGTATTCCATGGCTAACAATCTCAACCCCATGCAACATACCATCATTAAGTATGTGTCTAGGTACAACCTGAAGAATGGCATAGAAGATTTGCAAAAAGCAATGCAAACCCTTCAAATGCTGATTGACTACGAACAAAAGGAAAATTAAAATGGCTCTCAACGCTAAGAAAGTTAAGTCCACTTCTGGTGGTAAGTCTCATCCTCCGTTGGATGCTGGCACCTACCCTGCCCGTGTTGTCCAAGTTATTGGACTCGGTATGCAGAAGCAGAAGCCCTTTAAGGGACAGGAAAAGCCTGATGCATATGAGATTATGCTCACCTATGAATTTGTAGATGAGTTTTTGCTGGACGAGGATGGTAATGAAGATAAGGAAAAGCCCCGCTGGTATTCAGAGACTTTCCCCCTCTTCAATCTGAAGAATGATAAGGCCCGTTCCACGAAACGCTATTATGCTCTTGATCCTGAAGAGAAGTGTGAGGGTGATTTCTCTCAGCTTGTAGGCACGCCCTGCATGGTTACTCTTTCTCACAACCCCCGCCCTGGCGATCCCAACAATCCTTATGTGAACGTTAGCAACGTCTCCACTATGCGTCCTAAGGAAGCTGCTAAGGCCCCTGAGCTTGTCAACCCGTCTAAGGTGTTTGACCCTGATGAGCCTGACGTTGAGATCCTTAAGAGCCTTCCTGAGTGGCTTCAGGAGAAGATTTGCTCTAACGTAAACTTTGAAGGGTCCGCCCTTGAGAAAGCCCTCGCCTCTTATGGCGGAGGTAAGGCTGAGCCTGAGAAGGAAAAGAAGAAGAAAGAGAAGCCTGCCCTGGAGCCTGAAGAGGTGGAAGAGGCTGGTGATCTGGATGACGAAATCCCCTGGTAATATACGCAATCTACAATAATAACAATAATAAGAAGAGACTGACATGCTTACTCCCCAAAATTTTGCCGCCATCGCTAACCCCAAGCTCAAGGAAAGTGGGCTTGAAATTGGTGATCTAGTTTACATTGCTGGTCATCGGCCTGTCCAAGAGGAAGAGGATCGACCCTATGACCTGCGTGTAAAGTTCTACATCTGCCGACTCACTGATGAGGGTATTGATACCAGTCAGTTTATGGTGGTTGACCCCATGAGCCTTACAGAGATTAGTGATGAAGAGCAAGAGTCTCTTAAGAAGAGCTTGAAAGAGTTTCTAGAAGGAGAAACAAAACATTGATCCCTCTTATTGACGCTGACGTACTCAGGTATGAGATTGGGTTCAGTTGTCAAGTGAAGGATGAAGATGGGGTTGAGTCAATCCTACCGTTTGAGACAGCTATGGAGCTTCTTGACAATAAGATTGACTTGATCTGTGCAGAGGTGGGGGCCACATCGGCTCCCACGCTCTACCTAACATCTGACTCTTTCCTTGTGAAGCAATTGAACATTCGTAACAAACTTACAGGAGATAAAGAAGTTGAGCCTATTGTAAACTTCCGGGAGAATGTCTCAAAGACAAAGGTGTACAAGGGTACTCGTAAGTCCGTAAAGCCCTTCCACTTTAAGAACATCTCTGCCTATATGCTATCTAACTATGATTGTGTCATTGCCAATGGACTTGAGGCGGATGACTTGATGTGTATTAGGCAATGGGATAATTACAAGCACAGGGTTAAAAACATTGAAGCAACCCCAACAATCATTTGCTCTCGTGACAAAGACTTGCGTATGTGCCCTGGTTGGCACTACTCTTGGGAATGTGGAAAGCAGGCTTCTATTGGCCCCCTAGAGGTTGGCCCTGTTGGCTTTCTACAAGAGGTTGACGGAAAGATTAGGGGCTTTGGTATTAAGTTCTTCTTCTACCAACTGCTTGTGGGGGACTCCGTAGATAACATCCCAGGATTGCCCAAATGCGGCCCAGCAAAGGCCCTTAAGATCTTGGATGGGGTGGATACCCCCAAGGACATGCTAAAGGCCGTCACAGAGGCTTACAAGGCTTCTATGGGGGATGTGTATAAAGAGTATTTGCGAGAGCAAGCCAACCTACTCTGGATGGTTAGGGAACTTGACGAACAAAACAATCCTGTGATGTTTGATGGGAGATATCTATGAAGGCTATGCGTAAAGTTTCTGAAAAGCATAACGGCATGTATAGGGTGAAAACTCCAAAGGTGTTTGTCAGATGTGGCTATCCCCTTGGCATTCAGGACATGGCGGATAAAATTAAAGAAGTTCCTGAATGGGAAATTCTACTAAACAAGCTTGGGATTGGGCATTTGGAAAATGAGGAAGCTCTAAAAGAGCTGGCCTATCCAATGCTAATCCAAAGAAAGTTTGGAGGAAACGAACGAACTCTACATCTAAAGGAAGGGCCGGACCTCCTTGGAAAAGAAGTTAGGGTGTACGGAACATTTAGAGTGGCTACTGGTAGGAGGAAAGTAGATTTTTATGAAGATGATTATTATGGGTATCCATACCTAAAGGTCCACAAATACCACGAGATTGCCTTGGCAAGCGTGGAGACTGCAATGTTCAATGAGTATGGAGATTTTAATTTAAGTTGGTTGCAGGAAGACATCAAAATCCCCCTCTCCCACTTGGAACGTATCGGAGATTGACACATGAAAAAAGTTGGATATGTCGTTATGGGTGGACCTAACTGTGCTTGGTGTAAGTCCGCCAAAACTCTTCTGGAAAAGCATGGCTTTCCCTACACCTACTATGATGTGACGAAGGATAAGGAAGCTCAGGAAGAGTTTGTCAACAGTGGGTTTAAATCTGTCCCCCAAATCTTCTACTCGGAAAAGCACATCGGCGGTTTCAATCAATTGCAGGAGTTCCTTGAAAATGAGTGTTAATGAAAGATTTGGAGTTGTCATGGCCCTGGAAATTGTACAAGACCACATCAAGGCGTTGGAGCAAGATCTTGAGGAATACGGAACAGATGAAATTTGGGAGGGGGAGAGAGAGGACATCAGAACTGACCTCTATGAAGCTAACATTGCTAGGAATTGGCTTACTTCTAAGCTTAACCTCTTGCGTAAGTGTGAATAGTCAGCCCTCTCGTTGTATTAGTAATTCAACGTTCTATCCTTGCAACAAAGTGTTTACGGAGATTGATGTATGAGGGGAACTGTCACCATCCCTAAGAAAAAGTATGAAAGACTTTTGAAGGAGAGTATGATTCTAAACGCCACACACGCAAGTAGGAGGGACTGATGAGTGAACTAGTAGATAGGCTACTAGAGGCTTACGAAAAAGGTGTGAAAGAT